TACCTACTTTGTTTCTTGTTGGCTTACCACTTGCTGGTGAAAAGGTTTGTATTCTTTTTGGTACAAACTCTAAATCTTCATTAATCTTTCTTCTAACAATAATATACTCAACATGTATGCTATCAGCATCCACATTAAATTGTTTGGCATAAAATTCTTTATATAGTATTAGCTGTGCTGTTTTAGTTTGATCTGCTTTTTGATATTTATTCCAACCTGATGTACTAGTTTTAATATCATAGATTGCATACGTGTTATCTCTTGTATCTTTTATTACTATATCAATAAACCCAACAAAAGCTACATTATGTATAAGCGGTGCTTGTAATGCAACTTCAACACCAACTAACTCGTGATGCTTTGTATTAAAGTATTGTCCTCTGTGTGATTTAAAGTATTTTAGAATAGCTACACCATCTTCATAAAACTCTGCTAGTTCAGTAGGAGTGCTGTAATGAACATTACCATTTTGTACTAAGGATTGTTTGTATTCGTTGAAAAGGGTTTGTTTAAGGTATTCTCCTAAATCTATACTATCAGCAGCTTTAACCGACTCTGTGAATAACACTGTTAGGTAGTTTTGTATTGTTAAATGCATAGCCGTCCCAAAAACAGTGAAAATACTCTGCGTGAATACTCGTCTATTCTCTAAATAATCTAACTTCCATTTCCGTGGGCAATTGGCATAAATATTAAACTGACTATATGATACTGTTTTTGGTTGTTGTTCCACTTTATAAATTTATATATAATATAAACATACAAACAAATAATGGATTAAACAAATCTAAATTTACCTTTGGTTGTTTGTTTACGACAACTATGACCAACCACATCTCTTGTTATGTTGTAGTATTTTGCTGCCTCTATTGATGATTTGAATACACGACCATCTTCAATGTTTATCACTTGTTTAGGAGCAAACTTCCCAAGGCCCTTATATGAACCATTAGCTTTACGAGTCGCGACTCGCTTTTGTATAGTTGAATCTTTTTGTCTTTTTCCAAACATTGCATGATTCTCACCAGCTTTAAACGACGTTTGATTTTTTTTCATAATATCTTTTGATCCCTTATTCCAAGATATACACAATCCTTTAGTTCCTTTATTCCATGGAATATTTCCCTTACTAACACCACCCCCACCAGTATCACCTCCACTACCTCCTTTAGCTAAATTATACCCATTATCTATTGCATTTGTTTTAAAAATCCAATATATTTCTTGTTTATCTAAATCGCATAAGTTTGTGCAGTATTCAAGTATTTCTTTCTTAAAGTTTTCTTTGCCATACTTTTTTATAGCTTGCTTTAATAACTTACCACTTCCTAGGTATGATTGCTTATTTTTGGTATCTTTACCAACATAATATTTACCATTTATTAGATTTGTTGTTTTATACACTATCATACTTATAAATATACAGTTCTACCAAAGATAGTGTGGATATCTTATAACTATACTAATAAAAAATGAAAAAGCCAACTTATTATGGTTGGCTTTCTTAACTTGTTGATTAATAATTTATTAAACTTCGTATTCACTACTTGTACGATCTAATATAATATCAACCGTTTTTGTAGTTGGATCTAATGATATACTAAGCATACCCTCATCCATAGCTAGAATATCTTTAATTTTTATTTTCATTGCGGCTTCAAGCTTAGCTACAGGAACTTCCATAATAGCAAACCCATACTGGTCGTTATCGGTAATGTATTGCTTTAACGCTGGGTTTTTTATAAAAAGGTCTGCGGTGACTTCTATTCGATCAACTTGATCCGAGTAATCCTCTTCCTTAATTACTTTTCTAACCTCTTCACGGATTAGTTTTCTAAATTCAGATATTTTCATATTTGTTTAGTCATTTAATATAAATAGTCCTTGTTTATATAAAAAGCCAACTTATTATGGTTGGCTTTTATTATTTACAAACTTTCGTTCTCTGGTAGGAAATCTTTATTGATGTGGCCACACTTTGAGCATGCAAATGCCTGTACTGGTGTGAGCATTTCGTTCCCTGTTGGTGATATTAGTGCTGAGAATCTTTTGATTAGATAGTTTACTACGAAACGATCGTTACCACACTCTTCACACAAGTAACTTTCTGCTTTTGAAAAATCGATACCTTGAGCTTGTAATTGGTTTGGTTGCATAATTTTTTAAATTAAAAAGGGTGACCTAAGCCACCCTTTAGTTTATTAATATGGATAAGCTGGTGCTTCATCCTTTTTCTTGTCTTCTGGATTGATACTAATGATACACTCAGTTGTTAGCAATGTAGCAGCCACTGATGTAGCTAATTCTAAAGCTGTACGAGTCACCTTTGTTGGATCAATGATACCAGCTTCAAACATATTTACATATTTGTTATTACGAGCATCATAACCATAATCTTCTCCACCAATCTTGTCATAGATAGCTTCAGCATTTTTACCTGCGTTCTCTACGATTGCTTTGAATGGTGCAAAGCATGCCTTCTTTATGATATTAACACCTAAGCCTTGATCTTCGTTTTCAATCTCAACTTCGATGCCACCAGTTGCTTTCATTAAAGCAATACCACCACCTGCAACAATACCTTCTTCAACTGCTGCACGAGTTGCATGTAAAGCATCATCAACACGATCCTTCTTTTCTTTCAGTTCAATTTCAGTTGCAGCACCAATGTTTAACACAGCTACACCTCCAATTAACTTACTCATACGCTCTTGTAGAAATTGCTTTTCATAATCACTATCAGCCTTTTCATATTGAGTTTTAATATCTTCAATACGACCTTTGATTGCTTCTTCATTACCAGCACCATCAACAATAATAGTTTCATTTTGTGAAATAGTTACTGTACGAGCTGTCCCAAGCATCTCAATAGTTAACTTGTCTAGTTTCATAGACTTTTGTGAAGCTATTACAGTACCACCAGTTAATGTAGCAATATCTTCCAAGTTGTGGATCTTACGATCACCAAATCCTGGAGCTTTGATTGCGCACACATTCAAGATACCACGAGCTTTATTTAATACCATTGTAGCTAATGCTTCACCATCAACATCATCAGCAACAATCAATAAGGACTTGCTTTGCTTACTACAAGTTTCCAGTAAAGGTAAAATCTCTTTTATTGCACTAATCTTACGATCGTAGATCAATATGTATGGATTCTCTAATGTAGTAGTCATTGTTGACTGATTTGTTGCAAAGTATGGTGAAATGTATCCACGATCTATTTGCATACCTTCTACAATCTCTAATGTAGTCTCTGACGTTTTACTCTCATCTACTTGTATAACACCATTCTTACCAACACTTTCCATTGCTTCTGCAATAATTGCCCCTACGTTAGAATCATTGTTAGCTGAGATGGTTGCTACTTGTCTAATCTCCTCATTTGTTTTTACATCACGACTAATTTCACGAAGGTTATCGATAATGGCACTTGTAGCTTTATCCATTCCTCTTTTCAATTCAACCGGATTCACACCAGAGTTGATTGCTTTTAATCCTTCATTGTAAATGTAAGAAGCTAACACTGTTGCAGTAGTTGTACCATCACCAGCTTGTTTAGCTGCTTTCATGGAAACTTCTTTAATAGCTTGTGCTCCTGCATTCTCAACTGGATCTTTAAGGTAAATTTCCTTAGCTACCGATACACCATCCTTTGTGATAATCGGTCCTCCATTCTCACGTTCAATCATTACATTACGACCACATGGACCTAACGTTGCTTGTACTGCTGATGATAATTGGTTTACACCACTGCGTATCTTTTCACGTGCTTCCGAACTGAAATTTAATACTTTTGATTTACTCATAACTTACTTACTGTTTATTTTAGTTAATATATCTCTTTCTTGTAGGATGTGATAATCTACACCATCATACTCCATAACCTGTGCTGCAAAACGTTGGTAAACTACAATGTCACCGGGTTTGCAGGTTGTCTCAATAAACAATCCTGGAGCTGCCCAGAATCCTTTACCAGCTACTACCACTTTTGCTTTTAATGTTTTTTGATCGTCTAATTCAGGTAAAATAATACCTCCAGCACTGACTTCATCTTGTTCTACTGGTTTACAGATCAGCTTGTCGCTGATTGGTTCAAATAATTGTTCTTCGTTCATATTATAACTTGTTATTTAATTAATATACTAAAAAAAGACGTTAGGGCAACCGATAATTTATTTAATCAGTAATTTTTTTGGAGCTGTTGTATCAGCAAATGGAACATTAATGATTAACAGACCATTCTCCATTTGTGCTTTGGCATCAGCTAAATTATACTTGGATGCAATTTTGTATGCAAGATTAAAAGATCTTCTTGCAATGCCCTTTGATTGATAGATGCGAGAGTCGTCAGACTCATCTTTTGTTTTGCTGTAGTTGATTTTTAATACATCACCCTCAATGTCAATCTGAACATCACTCTTTGTAAGTCCAGTACATGCGACCTCAAAGTGTAGTCCTTCTTTGTCTTCATATAAATCGATTGGGTGTGGGATTCTTGACTCTAACAGAGTGTTAAAGTTTGATTCGTTGTCGAATAGGTTTCGGAATAATACGTCGAAACCGCGGCTGTCATAATTTCTAGTCATGTTTACCTCCTAAGATGGTTTAATTGTTAATAAAATTTTAATACTCGTAACCGTGGTTGCCCTAAGGTCTGTTGTATATAAGTAGTCTCCTTTTAGGAATTATGCATGTCCTTCTCCAAACGATAATGCGATATTTGGCTCTGCTATCAATCCAGTTGGTATATTGTATGTGTTTTCCATGTGATGCTTCACAATCAATGACACCTCTTCAGCAATCTCCATATTACAATTGATAACAAACTCATCATGGATCTGTAGCATGATGTATGCATCCAATCCCTTTTCTTTAAACTCTTTATGGATTGCAATAGCTGATCTATTCATAATGGATGCTGATAAGGATTGTATCTGAAAGTTTTTACTATTGTTAAGTCCATTCTTATACTCCATTCTTAACTGCATTAGCTTTTGAGTTTGCTCTGCATCCTTACACATTCCTTTCATCATTTTAAATGCTTTAGGATCGATTAAGTTATCTTCAAATTTTTGATAGATTGCTTTCACTCTATCTAAATGTCTAATGCGTCCAGTTTTGTTTCTAATGAAACCAAACGATTGTACTTTTAAATGAGTATCTGACATCCATCTAGCTAACTCAGGAAAACCTTCAAGATAACCATCAATCAACTTTTGTGCTTCGTTAATGTGGATATTTAAACTTTGACCAATCTGCCAAGCACCAGCTCCATAAGGAATTGCAAGTGCAATACCTTTAGCTCTTTGTCTCAACTCTGGTTTAAGTGTTTTAACATAGTTAGGATCTTTCTTGTTTGCACTCATTCCCTTCAACCTAAAAGCTTGTATTGCAACTCTACTATACAAGTCCTCATTGTTTAAAAATACATTAATCAAGTTTGGATCATTACTCACTGATGCAAACACTCTTGGTTCCAATGAGGATTGATCACAGATAATAAACCTACGTCCATCTTCAGCTTTTAGGAACGATCTCAGTATATTGTTATACTTCAACACCAAATCACTTACTTCACCTTCTTCCAATACACGAGGAATTTGTTGACAGTCTGAACTGAATCGACCACTTGTAGTCCCATGCTGTTTAAAATACCAGAAATACCTACCATTTTCATTACCTTCCAAGAATCTATCTACATAAGCACTACTAATCTTTGTGAGCTTATTGTAATCTCTTAGTTTTGCAGCCCAACTATACTTTTTACTCAGCTCTTCAATCATATCATCATTAAACTGATCATTTCCTTTTCTAGTTTGTGATATGGGTTTGATCTTCATGTATTTAAACACAATCTCACCTAACTGCTGTTTGGAACTTATGTTGAGATAATTACCTTCTTTTTCTTTCCATAAGTCTAAACTCACTCTCATTGCATCCTTGTCATCCAAATCATTGGGATCACCACTATCCATAAAGTCATTTACACCTTGTATACTGAATGGCTGTGATATCTCTCTTAGTCGCTCACCAAACTTTCCTCTCTTTTTTGGTGGAAATGCTTTGGTAGCCTTAACCATAACCCACTCCTTTGCTTGTGGAATAGCCATTAACTCAGATATGATTTGTTGTTCTAGTTTTTGTAGATCTTGTGCTATGTTGATTTTTGTTTGCCTAATCAACTCCATGTCTAATTCTGTACCACTTTCTTCCATTTGTATGGTTACAGTCTTGTATAAAGGCATTACTTCATCAACAAAAAAGAAGTCCCACAACTCTTGCTCTTTTAGAATAGGTAAGTAATGAGTCATTACACGCAAAGTTAAATCAGTATCTGCTGCTGCATAGTTTCCTAGTAATAGCATATCTGCTTTGTAGATTTCATAGTTGTCTTTTGACGTACTACCACCATTCTTCTTGATGTTTTCTTTCATTAAGACTTGTTCCTCATTTGCTTCTTTTTTAGCATCAATACCCAACTCATGTTGCAATTCAATAGCAATATCCTTTAAACCAAAAGGACCATCCTCAGCTAATGTGTGTCTGAGTAACATTGTATCACAATACAAGTCTTCACGAAGATCAATACCATAAAAGTTTTTAGTGTATCGAATATCAAAAGATCCATTGTGCATTACCAACTTCTTGCCTTTGAGCATACCAATCAACTGTTTAGCTATCTCATCACAACTCTTACCACCTATGTATGAATCAATAAGTGCTTGTGCTTCTGGATCCCAGAAGCGTGTTGGAAAATAATAACCTTCATTAATGTTTGCTGATACTGAGAAGCCTATGATTGAGCCTCTACGTGGATTAACTGTTGTGGTTTCTATATCGTATGCGATTATATTACCATTTTTTATGTAGTTAGCTAACTCAACTACACCAGCTTGATCTGTAATAATTTTATAATTTTTTTCCATGTATATAATATAATAAATAAAAACAACAAAGCCAACACTGTGGTTGGCTTCTTGCATCAATTAACTTTTATTTTTAAACTGAGAGACTTTTAAAGTGACACTGATTCTTTAAAAACTCTACATT